CAAAAGCGCAAGCGCGATCCCAATTTCCCGCAAATTGGGTTAAGCTAAGGGGGACCCAAAAGCGCCCCAAGGGAATTCCCAAAAAAAAGGGGAAATTCCTCAGAAAGGAAGCCATGACAAACAGATTGCCACCAGAACTTCACTTGGTTCACGGAACCGTCTCTGGACATAAGGCCAAGCCACTGCCAGAAAATGTGCGCTCACGGGTTCCGAAAGCTGAATGGCTGGATAACCCAGAATCTTGGGATAGAACCAAATTCATTCAGGAAACTTCTGATTTTCTATGGGAAACCTACAGCATTGGAAGTGACCAAGATAAGCACGTTCTTGCAGCACTAGCGACTCAGATTGAGATTTACGTCCGATGCTGGAAGGGTGTTCAGGAAGAAGGCATCATTACCGAATTCAACGGCGGCAAGACGGTTGGACCACATCCATACCTGACTGCTGGGGATAGGGCGCTTACACGGGCGGTTGTCCTAATGAATGAACTTGGGCTGACTCCAAAAGGTCGGCTTGCACAAAATAAGACAGAGGCGGGTAAATACGCCAAATTACTTGGTGGGCCATGATATACGAAGACGGGATTCTTTATGCTGTACAGGTTGTCCGAGGTGAGATTCAGGTTTGCCGAAACATTCGGTTGGCCTGTCAGCGTTTCCTAAATCAACTAGAAAATAGGGAATGGGCGTGGGAATTCCATGTCCGGTATGTGCAGCATTTCCTTGATTTTGTTGGAACGCTTCACAATACCAAAGGCCCAGACGCTGGAAAGCAACTAACCCTTCAGCCTTTCCAGATTTTCCTAATTTGCGCCATTTATGGGTTCCGATCCAAAAAGGATACGAGCCAACGGATGGTTACGGATGTGATTGTTTACATCCCTCGCAAAGCTGGTAAATCTACCCTGACTGCGGCAATTGCCCTTTATGAGTTAGCTTTTGGTGAGGCTGGCTCTGAAGTCTATTGCCTGGCGACCACTCGCGACCAAGCCAACATTGTTTTCACGGCATCCACTGGTTTTGTGGAAGCTATGCCTGGTGATGTTGCTTCTATGTACAGCGTAGTTAAAAAGCAGATCACCAAGACTGGCGACAGCCAAAGTATGTTCAAGGCTTTGAGCCGGGACACCAAAAAGACTGGCGACGGTTTGAACCCGTCTTGTGCCATCATTGACGAAGCAGCCCAGATCGTTGACCGGAACAGTATTGAGGTTTTGCACTCGGGTATGGTTGCTCGTAAGAATCCGCTAAGGATTTACATTACGACTGCCAGCTTTACCAAGGAAACCAAGTTCTACGAAGACATGATGATGCTGGAAGCTATGCTTTCTGGCGAGGCTGAGGACAACCCAAGGTGGTTTGGATTGCTGTATAGCCTAGACCCTGCGGATGATTGGCGTGATCCTAAGACATGGGCAAAAGCCAATCCGATGCACGGGATTACCGTTTTTGAAGAAGCTATTGCACAACGGGCAGAGGAAGCCAAACACAAACCAGCGGCCCTAAACGAATTCTTGTGCAAAACCCTAAATATCTATGTCAGCGCCAATAGTGCTTGGATTGATAGAGCATATTGGGACGATCCTCGCACCCTAATTAGGGTGGAACAACGTGAACCAGAAGCGGTATTTATTGGGTTTGACTTGGCGGCAACGCGAGATTTGAACGCTGTTTGTACGCTGAAAAGATATGCAGAAGATGACTACGAAGCCGAATTCAAGTTCTTTTTGCCAGAGGATGGCTTTAATCTCATTCCTAAACATTACGGGGACATATTTAGGGTTGCGCGGCAATCTGGAATCCTTCACGTTACCGAAGGCAACGTCATGGATGACCGAGAAATCAGCGATTACATTGTCCAGCAATGCCAAAAGTACGATGTGAAAGAAATCGGATTTGATGCGTACAACGCTGCCAGCCTAGTTGCTCGATTGGTGGATAACGGCTTGCCCGTCAAAAAAGTGGGCCAAGGTATGGCGGTTTTGTCCAATCCCAGCAAGCACGTTGAAAAATTGTTGATGAATTATCAAATAAGGCATAATGGAAACGCTTTTGTGGGTTGGCAACTCGGAAACTGCGAAGTTTATGAGGATGTGAACGGAAACATCAAGATTCGCAAGAATGAGGCCGATAAAAGCGCCAAGGTGGACGGGATCATTGCAATGATTATTGCTATGCACTGTTCCTTGGATAATCCCGCTGTAAGCGGTTTTGGATTCCGCACTTTCTGAGGCAAACATGGCAATTCTTGACATTTTCAAGCGCAAAGACCCAAAAAAGTCCGAAAGCAACACGCTTTTTGGTCAAACTGCCCTTGGTAACAACGTCCTTTGGGCGGCAGGTCAAAAAGGCCCACAAGTTGCCCAGCAAATCCTTTATGTCACCACGGCAAGTACCACTAATGCTGGTCGGCCCGTTGATATGTCGGTGCTTTCCCGTAATAGCACTGTCATGGCTTGCGTTGGAGTTAAGGCTCGGTCATTGGCCCAGTTGCCAATCCGAGTTATGTACCAAGACGATAACGGCACATTTGTGGATGCTGTGCGATCCGATAAAGTTGGCCCCCGCGATAAAGCCAAAGCCAAGTCTGTGCTGAGTTTGTTGAGCAATCCAAACAATTTTCAAAGCCAATACGAATTCTGGTATCAATGGCTGATGTGGCACGAACTGTCGGGCGAGGCGTTCACGTTGTGGTGGCGCAAAGACAAGGAAAACAGCACACAGACACCGCTAGAAATGTATGTGTTGGATAGCACGCTGATTGCGCCTACGGTTACGCCTACTCGTTATCCAACATACCGTCTTAGCACGCCAGTTGGAGCGCAAAACTACTATGGTTTCAATGATGGGAACCAGATTCCCTATTATCAAATCATGCACGTTACTGACCAGGCTTGGCAGGGTTCGGCAGGTTTCAACAAAGGTATTTTGGCGGCGGAATTGGTTGGCCTTGACCAAGATATTGACCTGTATGCCAACTACATCATGCAGAATGGCGCTAAACCATCTGGCCTTTTCCGTACTGAAGCCATCATTCCCGATGGCAAGTACAAGGAAATTGCTGCCCGTCTGAAAGAAGCGTGGAATCAAATGACGGGTAGCAAAGACAGCGACCCGTCTAAAGCTGGTCAAGGTATGTTGCTTGATAGCGGCATGACTTATGAGCCAATCAAGATGCTGAACCTGCAAGATGCCGATGCCGCAGCTTTGAAGCTACAAACCATGAAGCGTTTGTGTGGTGTGTTTGGTGTGCCACCTGCAATGATTGGTGTGGCAGATCAGAAATACAACAACACCCAAACCATGTTGGATGAGTTCTACAAATCCACCATGTACCCGCTTTTGGTCAACGTCCAACAGAAGTTGAAGCAACATCTTTTCGCTGGTTATCCAAATTTGTATGTTGAGTTTGATACCCGCAATTTCCTAAAAGGCGCACCATTGGATCAGATGAACTTTTCCAGTGCTGGTGTGTCGGCGGGGATTATGACCCCCAATGAAGCGCGTCAATATCTGGGTTTGCCAGAAATTGAAGGCGGTGATGAATTGACCCAAAAAGACAAGAAACAAGAGCCGATTCCAGGCTCTAGCCCCCAAGATACTGGGGGTGGAGGCGGCAACCAAAAGAGCAAAATGAACATTGGCAAATAAAAGTGTCACTGATTTTCAAAATAGTGGTAGCATCTTTGGCAACATATACGCCAAATGGTGAGCCGCCTAAAAAGCGCGGCAGGCCACCTAAAATACACGATATAGACCTGACTAAAACTGTAGAGGTTATCCATGACCAAACACTTGACGCTGGTTTGCGAAGCAAAACTGGTAACCGAAAAGGCCGGAAACGAATGCGGCATGATTGAGGCAACGGTAACGACTTGGGGCGCTCGGGAAGGCGCTGATGGTCGCCGTTTCTTCTATAAGCCAGAAGGCTTTATGGATTGGGCAAAGGAATTTGCTTCTAATGGTCGCCCACTTCCCATGTTTGTGAACCATGAAAGCAACAACATTCCTGTTGGCGAATGGACTGATTTTGAAATGACCGAAAGCGGTATGAATGCCGCTGGACGCATTTACATGAACACCCAGCAAGGCAAAGACCTTTACGCCGTAATGAAAGAATCGCCGATGATGTTTGGTGGTGTTTCTGTTGGCGCTTATGCTGAAGAATATCAGTGGGTCAAGGAAAACGGTGAGCAAATGCCAGCGGGTTCTTCCGATTACTACGATGAAGGCTATTTCCAAATCACCAAAGGCGGCTTGTCTGAGGTGAGCGTGGTTATCCATCCAAACAACACAAAAGCAGAAGTCAGCAAGTTGGAGTATTTCCGACCTGATGGTTCTGCGGACTTGAAAGTTTTGGAATCGGCTTTGCGGGATGCAGGGTTGTCCAAGTCGGAAGCGGTTGCCGCCGCATCCGTGTTCAAGTCAGTGATTGAACAGCGTGACGCTGCCAAAGAACTGACTGAAACTGCGCCAATTCAGAGTGATTCTGATGCGGAGGCAACCGAAGCGGAAATTCTCGCTGCCCTTGAGCAACGTGAACTTCTTAAACTCCTAGACAAACGCTTGAAAGGCTAATCATGTCTAAAGAAATCATTGAAAAACTGGATGCCATCGAAGCTACCCAAGCTGAGAAAATCCAAGCGGTTGAGGCCGCTATCCCCGCCGCTGTGGAAGCTGTGAAAGCTGAAATGTCGGAAATGGTTGCTGCTCTGGAAGCAAAAGTGGCTGCTGTGCAAGCCCCCGCTGTGATCCGTGAGACTGCCAAGTCTGTCACCCAAGACGTTAACCGTATGGTTAAAGAGCAACTGGCTGACTTTGCTAAACAAACTCGCTCGATTGAAAAAGAGATCAAGCTGTTTGAAAGCGAAGACCAGTATGCCGCATACCTGAAAGAAGCCTCGGCTCTGACTGCTGGCGGTGATGGTAAGGGTGGTCGTACAGCTTATGACCCCGTGTTTGTGGCTCTGCGTTTGGCTAACCCCCTGCGCGACATTAGCCGCATCGTTGCTACAGATGGCTCTAGCTATCAGTGGCGTGCCAAAACGGGCAACGCTGGCGCTGCTTTCGGTTATGCCATCCAGAACAACGGTTCGGCTACTACTGAAAACACCAACATCTGGCAAATCGTTCTGAAGGACATGAACTGCCAATTCCCGATCCGTACTGCGGCTCTGGATGACATTGATGGTCTGGAAGCAAACGTGGTTTCCGATATGCTGTTGGAATTCGCCCAACTGGAAGCCCAGTCGATGATCCAAAACGATGACCAGACTTCTGGCGGCTACGGCGGCACTGATGGTCTGCGCGGTCTGGATCAGTACGCTGGCGCTAATGCCACCTACACTGGAGGCACTACCTCCACTGCTGCTTACGGCACTTCTGGTACTGGCTCTACAAGCGGTCTGCATTCGCTGGCGACTTATGACCAGATCACCACCAACGCTAACACCGTGGGCGCTGCAAACATCACTTACCAAGATGTTGTGAACATGGTTTACGCCCTGCCGCAACAGTACTGGACCACTAGCGCTAAGTTCATGATTAACCCCGTTCTGCTGTCGCAGATTCGTGGCCTCAAGGACGACAACGGCACTCCAGTGTTTGAGCGTATGCACCCCGGTGAGACTGACGGTATCGTTGGTCGCCTGTTGGGCTTTGACGTTGTGGTTAACAAGTACCTTGATAACCCCAGCCAAGCCACCACAGGTTCCGCTGGCACTAACAGCCTGTACCCAATGTACTTTGGTGACTGGCAGAAGGCCCACACCATTGTGGATCGTCTGAACATGGTTCTGCGCCGCTACGATCAAACACAGCCAGGATATATCAATTTCTATGGCGAGAAGCGTGTTTGCAACTCGGTGCGCGATCCCTTCAGCTTGGTGCGTTATCGCTCCACAGGCACTGCGACCTAATGCGTTGCCATTGGCGGGGGCTACGGCCCCTGCCTTTTTTCAAGCAATAAGGAAAACCCATGAAACTCACCGAAAAAATCCTAGACGGAATCAAAAAAGCCATTGCCGAGGGCGGCAAAGTCAATATCAATTTGGCAGAAGCCTCTGCTCTGACTGGTTCTGGGTCGGATGTCGGTGGTCGAGTCTTCTTTGATGACTCATTTGCTGCATTGCGTAAGGGCAACCCCTTCCGTCTTGGCGCACGACAGATTATGGAATCTGGTTCTGATGTGCAATTTGTTGCCAAGACTGGTAACGCTGCCAACAGCACAAATCCTTGGGGCTACACATTTACCCCTAACACTGGTTCACCAGATACTGATACAAGCATTTGGCAATTGCCAACGCGAGTTATCACCGCACAATTGCCTATCCGTACAGCGGTTCTGTCGGATGTAAACGGCTTGGAAGAAACTCTGGTCAAAGACTTGTTTTTGGAATTCATGAGTTTGGAAGCTGCTTCTATGGCAACCAACGATGACCAATCGGGTTCTACCACCACCAGCACAGGCGGCACTGACGGTTTGCGTGGCCTTGATTCTTACGGTAGCGCAAGCGTGAGCGCATATGGTACTAGCGGTACAGCTATTACCGATGGCATCCATGATATTGCAACCGTGTCGTTTGGCGGCACAACACCAACGTACAACAAGATCACCAATCTTGCTAACGCATTGCCACCGCAATACTGGTCTTTGCCTGGTACTGCTTGGCATATGAGTCCTACAATGATTCAAACTTTGCGCCAGTTGAAAGACAGCCAAGGTTTGCCATTGTTCCTTGAAATCGGCGAATCTGATGGTTCTGCTGTGGGTAACATCTTTGGCTGGCCTGTAATTGCCAACGCTTATTTGTCCGATGCTTTCCCGATCTATCTGGCAAATTGGGAGCAATTCCTGTCAATTGTGGACATTGAAGAAATGACCATTCAAATGATGGAACAGACAGCGCCCGGTTTTGTGACCATGTTTGCTGAAAAGCGTATGGTTAGTTCCGTTCGCAACCCATTCGCTGGTGTCCGTGCTTCTGCTGCCTAATAGGAGCCGAAATGCCTTCTGAAATTACTACAGGATACCCGTTTGCGGGTACTACCCGTAATCCGTTCAACTACGTCAAGGTCGAGCAAATTGATCGTGACGTAGTAACGAACTGGCTTACGCTTGACGAAATCACAAACCAGATTAACAACTGGGGCGATGAATCTCAAGACGATTATCTGAAGGCTTTGGAATTAGCTGTCCGTGGGGCGGTTGAAGACTATCTGGGTATGTCAATTTTCCCGATTTCGTACCGAGTTTGGTACGGTTCGGAAAGTCTTGTGGCAAGTCCTGTTGCTCTTGACTTGCCTGAAGTCAGCCAAAACCAATACCCAAATCTGCCAGGCGTGACAATTGATGCTGTTGGGTACTACAACGACAATTTTCCTGCCGAGCAAACATTGTTGGCAAGTTCAGCTTACCAATATGACCCGTCTGGAAATAAGTTGTTGGTGCAAAACCTGCCCACCAATATCAATACATCCATGACTGCGCCTGTGTTTGTGGAGTACACAACTGTTGCTAATCCGCTACAGACTTATCCGCAAATCAAGCAAGCCGCTTTGCTATTGTTCACTCATCTGTACAACAACCGCAGCAATTCCACAGAAGCGAACCTGAAGAACATTCCTTTCGGGTTTGATATGCTGTTGCGTCCATACAAACCATTGGTGATGTAAATGGGAATTGCTCGTTACGAATCAATTACGGTGAATAACCTGTCTTTTGCCAAGACTACTTTTGGCGAACAAACAACGGCAATTACCGAATGGTTCAAGACTCGCGCCCTGACGCATGACGTTGCTAACAGTGTCCGCATTTCGGAAAAGTATCGGGTGTATCAGGATTTGGTGAATTTCACCTTGAACTACACACCCAATACCCGCACGATTGTGGACAGCCAGCACTTGTATTCAATCACTTGGCGTAACGCTCAGTGGCGAATTACGGATGTTCGGGAAAGCAACGACAGGATGAAGGTTACGTTTCTTTGCTACAGAACAGACCCAGAAACGGCGGTATAAATGGCACAGAATAACGTCATTCAATATGGCAAAGCGTTTCAGGACAAACTTGCTTCTGTGGTTTCGCCTGTGCCTGTTTATGCGGCTTTTAACCGCAACTTTGCTACTCAGCCAAAGTTTGTGACATGGAATCTGCGTAACGTACATCAGCCAGTTTTTACTGGTCAGACCCAGAATAACAAGGGTATTGATACTCCTGTTTTCCAGGTAAGCATTTTCAGTCAGACTGTTGAAGACGGTTTCACAATTTCCAATCAGATATTACAATCCATGCATGGATTCAGTGGTGTCTATGGAACGGGCGACTATGCTTTGCAAGTAGCCAAAACCGACATTATGTGGCTGTACAACAGCTACGACAACACGGACAAACTTGCTCAAATTTTTCTGGATTGTACGTTGTACATACAGACTTGATAAGATAATAATTCATCAACCTGTTTTTGAAGGAAATTCAAAATGGCTCTTATCGATAAAGTTCTTCCCGGTTTTGTCGGGACATTCTGGTGTCAAACTGGCGCAACGCCTACCCCTTTGACAACCACTCAGCTTTCCACATGGACTGCTCAGGTTGCTGACATTGTTGGCACATCTGCTGGCGGTACTGGTACGGATGGCATTGAAGTTCCTGTGGAAGTTATCCCTCCATTTGGTTCTGATGACGCTTTTGCCGCTTACTCGATTGCTGGTCAGCGCACTGGTGCAAAGATTACCACCCAAAATCAAGTGACTTCCATGACGATCACTTGCCCTTGGAACCCCTCCGATACAGCACAGTTGCTGATTCGCGCTGATGGTTACAACGGCACGATCATCCGCACTTATGTCGTTGCCGCTTATGACGGTACTGACACTGTGGCTTATGCTTTCAACGCTCGCGTTGGTGGTATGTCTTGGGACTTGAACACCAATGCCGAAGGCAAATTCACATTCACCATCCACCCCGTTGGTGGCAATGAATACGGCTGGTCAAACAACGCTTAATACACTATGAACACAACAATAAAAGACAATAATGACCTGTTGAGTTTCCTGATTTCCCAAGCTGGTTCCCAAAAGGACTGGTTTGGGTTTCGGCAACAGAAACTCACAGCGATTAGCTTGGCGCATGAAATTGCGTCAAAACACGCTGACAAAATGACCCCTGCTGAAGTGGTCAATTACGTCAGCGAACTGAACAACCAGCTATATCTAAAGATCATTAGGCCGGGGGCATAAATGAGTGGCGTTACCATCAAGCTAGAAGGCATCGGTGACGCAATGAAAGCCTTTGATGAACTTGCTGATGAGATTGGCGACAAAAAAGCCAGAAGCAAGGTTCTAATCCCTGCTGCTAGGGCGGCTATCAAGCCAGTCTTGGAATTGGCCCAGCAAAAAGCACCAATTGAAACGGGTGCTCTTAGGGCTTTATTGCAGGTCGAAGCCAGAAGGCCAACAGCTAAAGATAAACGCTCAAAGTACATTACGGAAACTGACACCGTAATTGCAGTCGTTACCACCGCATCTGGCAAAAAAATGAAGGCTATGAGCGAAGGCAAAGGATTGCAACGCACACGGAAAAAACTTATAAAGATGGGCGCTTCTGAAACGGAAGCGGCAGCTTTTAAAGGCTTTTCTAGTGATGCTAGGGCGATTGCCCAAGAGTTTGGGTCAGCCAGAAACCCTGCACAACCGTATCTCAGGCCAGCCCTTGAAAGTCAATCTCAATCAACGGTAAACAGGCTTGCAGAAGAAATTAAAAAATACATTCAACGATTCAAGGCTAAAACATGACAAGACTTGGTGCAGCACTTGGCGCAAACTATGAACAGATGCGCCGAGAAATTCTTACCCGCAAATTTGAACTTGGCGGCTTTACTTTTAAAGTCCGCATCCCATTGGTTGCAGAAACCGATGCACTGTACAAGCGGATCACAGACCCAGATCAGAAATCAATTGACGAAGCGTATGCTGAGTTGACTGAGCCGCTGTTGAAATACAAAGAAGACGAAGACGCAGTTGAGGCTGGCTTTGTTTTTCTTGAGGATGATGTGCTTGTCCAAGGCAAGTCAATGCGGGAAGCCGCAAAAAACAAAGCCATGACCGAGCAAAGGATTGTTGAATACATCCGCTTGCTGGTTCCTGAGAATCCAGACAATAGCCTTGCAGACATTACTTATGCCGACATTGAGACTGAATGGCCTTTAAATGTCCAATTGGCTTTGTGCGAAAAGATTGGTGAAGTAATCAGCCCCACATACAAGGAAGTTCGGGGAAACTGATTGGCTCGTTAAAGACGCAAGTCGAGGCCGCAATGGTCTTTAATGGGCATACAACAGAATCAATTGCGGCTTTGGATGAAGTCACCATGTTGCAGATTCAGGCAATGTACGGTGACGGAATCCTCGGAAATCAAAAAGTCATTGAGTTGCTTGGCACGCTTGTTGCTGGCGTGTTCAATTACATCCGCGACCCAGCAAAATCAACACCATATACACTAGCCAACATTATTGGTTCCGCTTACGATTACATCTATCCACCATTGCCCCCGGAAATTCAGAAGCAGCAGGTTAGCAATAACTTACTTGGATTCATGAGCCAAGCGCCGGGATTCAAAAAAGACAAGTTCAAGGTGAAACAAGATGGCTAACATGATTGCCCGTTTGGGCGTTTTGCTGGGAATTGACAGTGCCGAATTTAAGCGCGGCATTGAGGAAGCGACCAAAAAGCTAGAGCAATTTGGGCAGGCGGCTGAACAATACGGCAAAGTAGCTGCTACCAGTTTGGTGGCGGCTTCTATTGCTGCGCTCAAATATGCTGACGATATTGCAGACGTTGCAAAAGCCAATGATGTAACGATTGATTCAATTCTGAAGTTGCGTGAAGCGCTGGCTCAGAATGGCGGTGAGGCTGAAAACGCCAGCCGCTTGATGTCTAGCTTTAACAGCTTTGTTACCAAGGCTGCTGACGGTTCTTTTGAGGCGCAACGCTCCTTTAAAACGCTTGGGATCAGTCTTCAGGACATTTCCAGAATGTCCATTGACCAACTGTTTTCTAAAGTTGCCGATGGTCTTTCTGGTATTGAAGATCCTGTGCTGCGTAATGCAAGGGCGCTTGAGGTCTTTGGCAAAGCGGCTAAAGGCGTGGATTTCGTTGGATTCAATGACACCCTAAAAGAAACCAACGCAATCACAGAGCGTCAGGCCGAAGCGGTAAAAGATGCCGCCGATATGTACGACAAGTTGCAGAAGCACGCAAGGGATACAGCCCTTGTGATTGCCACTGAACTTGGCCCACCATTGAAGGCTACAACCGAGTATTTTGAGTCAATGAACAGCCAAGGCAATGTTTTTGCTGAGTCATTGAAAGTTACTTATCAAACACTTGCGGTTGTTATTTCTGACGTTGCATTTTTGATTAAGGGTGTATCAGACGAAATTGGGCATACGATTGAAAATGCCAAAGTTCTTACAACTCAAGGCATTGAAGCCGCCAAAAAGTTAAATGCTGCATACGACAGTTATCGTGACCGTGAGCGAGAAAAGCTAGACGAATTCCAGCGCCGCATTATGGGCGGTGGTGGTGGCTTTGGTGGCGGCACAAGCAAATTTGATGATCCTCGCCGACTTGATAAAGCCAAAGAAGTTGCGGCTGGTCGCCCTGTTACGCCTGGCATTGATAAAGATGCTGAACGAGCAAGGCGTGAAAATCAACGAGCATTTGACGAAAAGATGCGTGAATTGGCTTCTATGCAGAAGACCAATAAAGCATATGAAGAACGTCAACACGCTGTTGAAACGACTCTTGATAAAGAGCAAGAGATTTTCAAACTTGAAATGAACTCACGGTTCTTCAAAAAAGAAGATTTGACGCTTGAGCGCGAGATTATTGAAATTCGGGCTAAGGGCGCGGAGAACATTTACAAACTGGAACAAGAAATCAACCTGACAAAAGGTGACAAAGCTGACCGTATCCAGAAAGAAAACGAACTTACAGAAAAGGCCATTGAACTTGCTAAAGAGCGCAATCGCTTGACCAAAGAATTTAAAGATGGCGACATTCTCGTTGGCGTTGAAAACAAGATGGTTGAATACATGAATACCATGAAAACGCAAGTTGAGATTGGTGGCGAAATGTTCACATCTGTTATGTCCAGCATGGAAGGCGCACTTGACCGTTTTGTTACCAACGGCAAATTGTCATTCAAAGATTTGGCTAGAAGCATCATTCAGGATTTGATCCGAATCCAAATGCGTGCCCAGATGACAAATCTGTTTTCTTCAATGTTTAAGTCTATTTTCCCGTATGCAACTGGATCGGTGGGCGACTACAACACATTAGGCTCTTTGGAGTCACAAAGGGCGGTTGGCGGTGCTGTCACAAACAACACACCATATTTGGTCGGTGAACGTGGCCCAGAATTGTTTGTTCCTTCTGGTTCTGGAACGATCATTCCAAACAACAAAATGAGCGACATGATGGGCGGTTCTACAACCATCGTCAATAACAATATCAATGCAATTGATGTGAAATCATTTGAACAGCGTTTGCTGGAAAGTTCCAACACAATTTGGGCTGCAAATGCTTATGCTGGTAAATCACTGGCATCCAATGGGAGAAGGGCATGAGTTTCCAAGCTGTGTTTGAAATTCAACAGTCAATGACTGTTAATAACCGCCGCATGGTCGGGCAGCAAGTTACACGGTCTGGATACATCACTGTGGCGCAATACTTGACTGCTGTACCTTGGGTGTTCACGGTTGTTCCGCACAACTATCTGTACTATCCACAAGCAAGAGCAATCATCCAGACAATTGACAACAAAGACCGTCAATTGCCTGAAACAATTACTTTTACAAGCGATAACCTTTCATGGTTCTTGCAAATGCAAGGTACAGCTACGGCTGCAACTTTGAATGGCACTCCAGCAGCCAACACACAGACTTTGAATCTGACTTCAAACGGCACATTCAAGGCTGGTGACTTCATTATGATTGGCGGCTATACCTATAAAATCACCGCTGATTCATCTGGTTCTGTTGTCACCATCCATCGCCCTCTAATTGGAACACCAAGTTCAGGCACAACTGTTTACATGGGCACGCAATGCACATTTACAGTCGTTGCTGAAAAGTGTCCAACATACACATTGACACCAATGGCAGATGGCGCATTTGTGAATTGGGATGATGCATTTGTTTTCCGGGAGTACATCACATGACAGCAATGACAGCCCTTAATGGGCCACAAATTAGACAAGCGGAATTTGTGCGTCTTACGGTTGGCAAAGCCGCTACTGTATATACGTTTTGCAATGCCGCAGCACCAATCACGGTTGATGGAGTTTCATTCACTAACCTTGGATTGCTTTTGTCTGTTGGCGATGTTCAGCGCGACATGAGGGCCACCAGCGATGACATGACTATTTCGCTGACTGGTTTGAACCCAGATAGTGTTGCAATCATTTTGAGCAACGACATCAAGGGTTCTTTTGTTGAGATTTGGCGCGGCTTTTTTGATGACAACAATCAGATCATCACAAGCCCAACAACTCAGTTTTTTAAACGCTATCAAGGAATTGTTAACAGCGTTTCAATCACTGAAGACTTCAACACTCAGGCTCGGACAAGGATTGTGACTTGTTCAATTTCATGCTCGTCAATGCGCCGAGTTTTGGAAAACCGTCTTTCTGGCATAAAAACAAACCAAAGTAGCTGGCAGTTTTTCTATCCTGGCGATACAAGCATGGATCGAGTTTCTACAATTGCCAATACCTACTTTGACTTTGGCAAGCCGCCTCAAACGGACACACAAGCAACAGATACAACATCTACGACAACAAGTTCAACCGATCCTACTCCGGGCCAATTTGGATATTAAATGATAAGACTTGCGACAAGATATGACATTCCAAGATTGTTGGAAATTGTTGAAGCGTATGCTTTTGAGAACCCAATTCAAACGCTTGCACAGCCACACAATCATTTTCCAAAATATGTAGAAGAATTGCTTTTCAGCATCATTGCTGGTCGCGGATTTATCTACATAGATAACAATATGCGTGGGGCCATCATTGCGCTTAAGCAAAGCAACATATGGTCGCCAAAGGTCAAGGAATTGCATGAGTTACTTTGGTGGGTTGAGCCTGAACATAGGAATGGAACTGTTGGTGGAAGGCTTTGGAAGGCATTTGATGAACGGGCTTCAAAGATGCTTGAAGTTGGTGATATTGATGTTGTTATTACAAGCATTTCAGCACATGGCCCATTGATTGATTACAGCAAACGTGGCTACAAGCCATTTGGCGCAAGTTTTGTGAAGGAATAAAAATGGTCAGCACCATGATTGCGGCAGCACTTTTTGAGATTGGCACAGCCGCATATGCCGCAACAGTGTTTGCTGTTAACTTTGCGCTTTCGCAAATTGTGACCCGTGTGTTTGGTCAAGACCAGCAAGGCCAACAAGATAACGGCGTTCGCCAACAAGTGCCGCCAGCAAACACAAACGCAATTCCTATTGTGTATGGCGATGCCTATCTTGGTGGAACATTTGTTGACGCTGTTCTTACCACAAACCAAAAGCGTATGTATTATGTGCTTACGGTTTCTTGCATTAGCCCAAATGGTCAATTCAGCTATGACCAGACGGATATGTATTACGGTGATCGCCTGATTACATTTGATCCATCCGAGCCTGGCAAGGTTAGCAAACTCACAGATGAAGCTGGCAATGAAGACACAAAGATTGCTGGCAATCTTTTCATTTATCTTTTTACATCCAGCGCATCTGGCATGATTACGACTATCAATAGCAGTGGAACGTTGCCTGATGGCATTATGTCTACGGCTAATGGTGTGCCATCTGGTTTGGAGTGGCCTTCTTCTGGTCGCCAAATGAATGGATTGGCTTTCGCTATTGTTGTTTTGAACTACAGTACTGACGCTGGCACAACAAATCTTTCGCCAGTAACTTTCCATGTTTCTCATACATTGAATAGCACTGGCGTGGCAAAGCCTGGTGATGTTTGGTATGACTACATCACAAACCCATATTACGGTGGCGCTGTTGATTCGGCATTTGTAGATTCGGCATCTGCCACAGCATTGAATACTTATTCCGATGGATTGATAACTTATACACCTGCCGGTGGTGGCTCTGCTACTGAGGCTCGTTATCGCATCAATGGTGTTTTGGACGCTGGTCAATCTGTCTTGAGCAATCTAGACAAAATCATGACTTGTTGCGATAGCTGGATGACCTACAACGCTTCGGCTGGTCAATGGTCTGCTGTTATTAACAAGTCTGAAACGCCTGTTTATTCTTTTGATGATGACAACATCATTGGTGAAATTCGTGTCAGCGCCACAGACATTACGCAATCTATCAACCAAGTTGAAGCAAAGTTCCCTAATAGCGAAAATAGGGATCAGCCCGACTATGTGAATTTGGCAACTCCTTCTTCGTTGTTGTATCCAAATGAACCCGTCAATAAATATAGCGTCAGTTATGACTTGGTGAATGACAGTGTTCGTGCCCAGTATCTTGCCAATCGAATTCTTGAGCAAGCACGCGAGGATTTGATTGTCAATTTCAGCACAACCTATTACGGCATTCAGGTTGACGCTGGCGCTGTAGTTAGCGTGACCAACGCTGATTATGGTTGGACAAATAAGCTGTTCCGTGTAGTCAAAGTAAATGAGGCATCTTTGCCTGATGGTACGCTTGGCGCTCGACTGGAAATGACTGAATACAGTGCCGCTGTCTATGATGATTTTGACATCACACAATATGCACCTGTAGCCAACAGCAACATTCCAAGTGCTATCTATTTCAGCGCATTGACTGCTCCAACAGTTGTTGCAAACAACTATAACGTCACGCCCCCCACATTCACAGTTCGTGTAACTGTGCCGACAACAGGCCGTGTGACTTATGGCACGTTGTACTACACCACATCATCCTCACCTCTTGATTTTGATTGGAAAGTTTTGGCTACTGCCAATGCGCCAGCAGGCACTGCGGCTGTCAACGGCTCGACATATGATTTTGCCAACTTGACATTGGCTGGCGGCACATATTATTTTGCGTATGTGGTCGGCAACGAACTCGGTCAATCTACAAGGTCTTCAAGCAGCGCAGCGTTTGTATGGGCTCCAGTAAATAGTGAATCTGGAAACGTAGCCTATTTGCAAAGCGAGATTGATGGATTATCAATTGATGTTGCTGACAAGGTAAGTAAGACAACCACAAGTATTTTGACTGGCACGATTGTCCCAACAACTTCTGGTGGAATGAGGGCTGGAACAATTACATGGAATTCTTCTGGTGTTTTGACCGGAGGTTCTGGTGTTGCCATTACTTCTAATGGCATTGTTGGCGCTCAATCTGGAGTTGCAAAATTCACCATTGACACTGCTGGCAATGCATTATTTATGGGCGACATCAACACTGATGGCGATGCTTATTTTGAAGGTCGCAATCCAGCATCATTCTCTGTTTTGATTGGCTCCACTTCATATAGCATTGATTATTCTTCTCTTTCTAATGGCATTTCCGCTGCTTCTGGAAAAGTTCGTGGTGGGGTTGTAGGTTATTCTGCATCGCTTACAAGTTCATACAACGTGGGTGTACTTGGCGTTGGTCGAAATGGAGTCGCTTGTCCCGGCATTGGTATTGTTGGAGAAGGTGATTCAATTGGTGGTTATTTCAGCACAACAAGTTCAACAGGCTCGGCTCTTGAATGTAATAACACTGGCGGCGGTTTTGCTTTAAGGATTGATTCTGGTACTTTCAGTTGGGGTGGCTATACCGTTGCTTCCCCAACTGGATCAACAACGACTTTTTTGCGAAATGATGGTACATGGGCCACTCCATCTGGAAGTGGTGGGGGAACTGTTACCAGCGTCAGCGGTACGGGAAACGTCTATGGTTTGACACTGAGTGGAACAGTCACAACCAGCGGAAGTTTGACTCTTGGCGGCTCTTTCAACACGGCAAGCATTCCATTGTCGGCAGTTAACCTTTCCGGTTCAAACATTACTGCACGATTGATTGGAACTTCTGGGAATACCAGTGGTGTCACCGATGTGACGTTCAGTGGAACATTGACAGGTGGCGCGGCTGGAACGGTTACATGGACGATGGGCACAAACACTGCTGCCATCAACATCAACGTAACTTCCGATTCAAGACTCAAGAAAGACATTGTTGATTTGTCTTATGGTCTGGATTTCGTCAAGAAACTTCGTCCAGTCCAATTCAAATGGAATCATGAATTGTTTGCTCACTATGGTGACAAACAAGCCTATGGTTTCTTGGCAAACGAGGTCGAGGAAATCGTTGGGACAGATACCACGATGGTCACAACCATTGAGCAAGGTCCGCTGGAAGGGTACAAATCTTTCAGCAATGACGGTATCATTGCGGCCTTGGTGAAGTCAATTCAGCAGCTTGAAGAAAGAATTGCTGCATTGGAAAACAAGGTATAAAATCACCAAAACAAGACAGCATCGTCCCGTGGGAATCATGGGTGTTCTAACTGTGTGCAGGGAACTGACATGGCGGTCTTTAATCGCAATACTTTGGCCCAAGTTTCGGGCTTTGACAATCCTATTCTTGCTGGCGAACTTGTCTGGGACCAGCAGACTTATTGGAATCTGTCTTTTACATCAAATGGCCTTCCAGTCGATTTGACTGGCGCGACCATTGATGCCCAAATCGTTCGCCGTGAACTGTCAAACATTGTGGATACCCGCAACGGGTTGACGTTTGACATTGCTGATTACAACCCCACTCCTGCGGCAATTCCTCTGACTGTCAGCAATATCAATACGGCTTTGGGTACTTGCACCCTTGTGATTGATGCTGGCGCTTGGTCTTTGATGTCTACAGACCCCGAACTGGAAATCAACGCACAGAATCCTGTTGGCTATTCTGGTCGCGTCAAAGTGTCTTTCCCTGCGGTTGGCTCTGTCCCGGCAGATGACATGATTATTTTCCTGTTGTTCATCGTCCGTTCTGACGGCGTGATTGTTCTGTAAGGATTGGCTATGAGCAACTTGAAGGTTACGGTTCTTGATGGCAACAACGTCAGTCTTGAGGTTGTTCCACAGCCTCGCGTTGAAGCACGCATTGATCGTGGTGTAGCGGGTCCAACTGGCCCTATGGGGCCAACTGGTAGTGGTCCTACAGGCCCACAAGGAAATGCTGGACCTACTGGTCCTACGGGCGCTATGGGGCCAACAGGCACAGGTCCAACTGGTCCGCAGGGCAATGCTGGTCCTACGGGTCCAACTGGCTCAACGGGGGCAACTGGCCCAACAGGACAGGCTGGTACTACTGGTGATGTTGGTCCGACTGGTCCGCAGGGTGTCCAAGGTATTCAAGGGGTTCAGGGCATTCAAGGCCCAACAGGACCGCAAGGCGAACAGGGCATTCAAGGTATTGCTGGCCCCACTGGGCCGACTGGCGCTAATGGGGCAAATGGAGCCACAGGCCCAACAGGTCCAACTGGCTACATGGGCATTGATGGTCCGACTGGCCCGACAGGCGCACAAGGTATTCAAGGCAATGTTGGCCCTACTGGTCCGACAGGTGCTGATTCAACTGTTGCTGGACCTACTGGGCCGACAGGCGCTCAAGGCACTCAAGGCATCCAAGGTGAAGTCGGTCCAACTGGCCCACAGGGCATTCAGGGCGACCAAGGCGTTCAAGGTGTTGCTGGTCCTACTGGTCCTCAAGGTATTCAAGGGGATACTGGTCCTATTGGCCCAACGGGCGCTCAGGGCATTCAGGGTATTCAAGGAGCCACTGGACCAACAGGCGTTACTGGCGATGTCGGCCCGACTGGACCTCAAGGCATTCAGGGCGTAACAGGCCCAACTGGCCCTACTGGGGCGCAAGGCGCACAAGGCACATCCATTAACCTTAAAGGTGAAGTTGCTACTGTGGGCGACCTGCCAATGGTGGGCAATCTTCCTAATGACGCATACATCGTTACTTCTGAAGGTAATCTGTATGTATGGAACGGCACATCTTGGTTTGATGCTGGTCAGATTGTTGGTCCTCAAGGCCCAACTGGCGCACAAGGCCCGACTGGCCCCACAGGCGCTCAAGGCATTCAGGGTGAGGTTGGCCCGACTGGTTCAACAGGCGCTCAAGGCATACAAGGGGTCGCAGGTCCAACGGGCGCTCAGGGCATCCAAGGTGAAGTCGGTCCTACTGGCCCAACTGGAGCGCAAGGCGATGTTGGCCCTACGGGACCTCAAGGTATTCAAGGCATTCAAGGGGTACAAGGCGATGTTGGTCCAACGGGTCCTACTGGAGCGCAAGGCATCCAAGGTGAGGTTGGTCCTACTGGCCCCCAAGGCATTCAGGGTGTGGTGGGT